GGTACTCAAACTGTTGAGAACGGAGTTCTTGCAGGACCTATTACTATACCTGGTACAGTAACAGTAACAGGGACTTTAGTAATAGTATAATGTCAAAAATAGAAGTAGATGCAATAGATAAACAAAGCGGTTCAACCTTAACTTTAGGTGGATCAGGCACAGCTGTAACTTTAGCTGCCGGTGCTACCCAATCAGGTTTTGGTGCAACAGGAGCTGTGTCTTGGAGTACAACAGTTAAGACAGGAGATTTTACAGCAGTCGCTAGTGAAGGTTATTTTGTAAATACAACTTCAGGAGAAATTGATGTAACGCTACCAGCGGGAACTGCAGGAGCAATTGTTGCAGTAGCAGATTATGCAAATACAGCAGACACAAACAATATTATTTTAAAACAAAATGGTTCAGATAAAATAGAAGGATCAACTGATGATTTTTTAATAAATCAAGAAGGAGCTTCAGTTACATTAGTTTTTGTTGATTCAACAAAAGGTTGGATTATAACAGATACCGGTAATAGTTCTGACGTTTTTACAAGTAATTTTATATGCGCTACTGGAGGTACAATAAGTTGTTCAGGTAATTGTAGAATTCATACTTTTACAGGACCAGGAACTTTTACAGTTAACAATGCTGCTGTTTGTGCTGCAAATAATGTAGTTTCATATTTAGTAGTAGCTGGCGGTGGATCAGGCGGAGCCAATAGAGGTGGTGGTGGTGGAGCTGGTGGTTTTAGGGAAGACAAAAGCCCAGTAACTCCTTACACAGCATCTCCTTTAGATGGAGCAGGTGCAATTACAGTTACGGCAACAGGTTTTCCAATTGCAGTTGGAGCTGGAGGTGCTGCAGTACCTTCAAACCAAGGAAATGCTGGAGCAGTTTCTACATTTTCAACAATTACATCCGCAGGAGGTGGTGGCGGTGGATCTGCAACAGGAAGTCCTGTATTGGCAGGACTAGCGGGTGGTTCAGGTGGAGGAGCCGCAGGACCAGCAAGTGGGGGTGCAGGCAATACTCCTCCAGTAACTCCAGCTCAAGGAAATGGTGGTGGAAATGGTAATGGAGCTGCACCTTATGCAGCAGGTGGTGGTGGCGGAGCTGCTTGTGGTGGAAGTTCAGGTAGCACTAATGGTGGAGCCGGAGGAGCAGGCGCAACAACAAGTATTTCAGGATCACCTGTTCAACGTGGTGGTGGCGGAGGTGGAGCAACTAATGGTAATCCTGTAGGAGCAGGTGGAGCAGGCGGTGGTGGAACCGCAGGAGTTCCAGGAGTTACAGGATGTTCAGCAACAGCTAACACTGGCGGTGGCGGTGGTGGTGGAGGTGGTAACGGACCAGGAGGGTCTAATACCAGTGGTAGTGGTGGATCAGGTATAGTAATAATAAGGTACAAATTTAAATAATTATGACAAGTACAATTAAAGTAAACAATATTCAAAACCAATGCGGTGCAAACATCATTAACGAGAATAGTAATACTATTACTCTTGGCGCTAGTGGTGATACAATTGCTTTAGCATCAGGTGCATCACAGACAGGATTTGGCAGAGAAGGTTCTGTGGATTGGCAAACTAGTTCAATTAAAACTGCAACTTTTACCGCAACATCTGGAGAAGGTTATTTTTGTAATACAAGTGGTGGAGCATTTACAGTTAATTTACCTGCTGGATCAGCGGGTGCGATTGTATCTCTTGCAGATTACACAAGAACTTTTGCAACAAATAATTTAACAGTTAGTCCAAATGGATCAGAAAAAATTGGGGGTGTCGCGGGAGATGCAAAATTAAATGTTAATGGTCAATCAGCAACTTTTGTTTATGTAGACGCTACTGAAGGTTGGATTAATACTCAAGAAACACAAACTTCTCAAACAGGATTAACAGGTTTTATTATGGCATCAGGTGGAACAGAGACTGAAAGTGGAGATTTTAAAATTCATACTTTTACAGGTCCAGGTACATTTCAAGTAACTGCTATTTCCTGTACTGCAGCAAATAATACAGTAGGTTATCAAGTAGTTGGAGGTGGTGGTGGAGGTACTTCTAGTCCTAGTTTAAGAGCTGGAGGTGGTGGAGCAGGTGGTTTTAGAGAAGGTAGAAATGTACCAGTAGATAATTTTACAGCCTCACCTTTAGTGGCAAACGCACCAACAAATGCAGTAACAGTTACAGCAACATCATTTCCAATAACAGTCGGTGGTGGTGGAGCTGCTGCCACAGGTGGTGCTAATTCAACTTTTTCAACAATAACATCAGCAGGTGGTGGTAAAGGTGGAGAAGGACAAAAATCTTCAAATCCAGAAATGCTTGGTGGTAATGGTGGTTCAGGTGGTGGTGGTGGATCAGGTAATGGTTGTGGAAATTTTACTACTGGAGGAACTGGTAACACACCTCCTGTAAGTCCATCTCAAGGTAATAATGGTGGTGGTGCATCACATACTTATGGTGCGTGGGCTGGTGGTGGAGGTGGTGGTGGAGCTAGTGCAGTTGGAGGAACAGCAACAGCTTATCCAAGTCCAGGACCAAGTGCTTCAGCAGGAGTAGGTGGAGCCGGTGTTTCATCTTCAATTACAGGTTCATCTATCGCAAGAGCTGGCGGTGGTGGAGGCGGTGGTACTTCTTGTGGTGCACCAACTGTAGCTGGAGGAACTGGTGGTGGAGGAAGTGGACAAAGTGGTGGTGGTGGATCATCGACAGCAGGTACAGCAAACACTGGCGGTGGCGGTGGAGGTGGTGGATCTGCAGGCGGTTCAGGTATAGTAATAATAAGGTACAAATTTAAATAGGTAATATGAGTGAAGTTAAAGTTAATAAAATTACACCAACAACTAATTGTGGCACAGTCACACTTGGAGACAGTGGTGATACGATTGCAATTCCAGCCGGTGTTACTTTAACTAGTGGTGGTGCTTTACAAAATTCAGGAACAATAACAAATACAGGTTCAATTACAGGTCTTGCAATTACAGGGACAATTGATAACCAAGTTAATTGGCAGACAACAGTCAAGACATCAAATTTTACAGCATCAGCAGGTGAAGGGTATTTTTGTAATACCACTTCAGGAGCATTTACAGTAACCCTACCCGCATCTCCTTCAGCCGGAGATTTAGTAGGTATCAAAGATTATGCAAACACTGCTGATACAAACAATATTATAATCGGAAGAAATGGTTCTAACATCGAAGGTGTTGCGAACGATTTTGTAATTTCAGTTGAAGGAGGTTCAATCACTTTAATTTATGTTGATGCAACAAAAGGTTGGTTATCAACTGCTGCAGCAAAAGCATCTGACATAACTCAACAAGCAACTTTTATAACAGCAACAGGAGGAACAATAACTACTGCTCCTTGTGGAGATTTTAAAATTCATACTTTTACAGGTCCTGGAACTTTTACGGTTTGTTCTGTAGGTAATCCTATAGGTTCTTCAACAGTAGATTATTTGGTTATAGCTGGTGGCGGTGGCGCTGGTGGTGGAGGAGGCGGTGGAGCTGGAGGATATAGAGAATCTTCAGGTGCTGCTTCAGGTTGTTATCCAAGATCTCCACTAGGTGCTTGTGTTTCAGCGTTACCAGTTTCAGCTCAAGGTTATCCAATTACAGTTGGTGCAGGAGCATCTGGACAAGGAGCTGATTCTATTTTTTCAACAATTACATCAGCAGGAGGTGGTGGAGGAGTTAATGCTGTACCTAACGGACCTTTAAATGATGGAGGATCAGGAGGTGGTATCAACAGTCCAACTGGAGGAGCTGCTGGAGTAGGAAATACACCACCTGTAAGTCCACCTCAAGGAAATCCTGGAGGAGGTACTGGAAATGGCGGTGGTGGTGGAGCAGCCGCTGCAGGTGTTGGCGGAGCTGGAGCAACTGGTGCAGGTGCCGGTGGTGCTGGAACTGCTTCTTCAATAACAGGATCACCTGTCTCAAGAGCTGGTGGTGGAGGTGCAGCTGCACCTTGTGGTGCAGCACCTGGTGGAGTTGGTGGTGGTGGAGCTGGTGGACCTAATGGTGGAACAAACGGCACTGTTAACACTGGTGGTGGAGGTGGAGCAAACTGGTTTAGTGGTAATAGAGGTTCAGGTGGATCAGGTATAGTTGTCATTCGTTACAAATTTCAATAGCTATGAGTGAATTTAAAACAAATAAAATTAGTCCAAGATCAGGGACAACACAAACTATCGGAGATAGTGGAGATTCAGTATCTACATCAGGTGGATCAACAATTACAAATGCAGGATCAATAACAACTGCAGGAATATCTGGCGGTACAATTAATAATACTACAGGTGATATTTTTTTAAGAGGTGAAGTTGATTGGGACCCTTCAACAATAAAAACTACAAGTTTTACAGCAACAGATAATAAAGGTTTTTTTGTAAATACAACAAGTGGTCAAATTACAGTAACACTACCAGCGTCACCCTCTGCCGGCGATGTGGTTGGTATAAAAGATTATGCAAATACATTTGATACAAATAAATGTATTTTAAATGCAAACGGAAACAAGATCCAGGGCTCAACAGAATTATTTGATATTACTGTTGAAGGAAGTTCAATTATTATAATTTATGTAGACTCAACAAAAGGTTGGTTAATTACCGATGCTTCAAAGGCAGCAGATATTTCTCAATCAGCTTTATTTACAGCAGCAACAGGTGGAACCGTTGTTATTTGTGGAAATTATAAAACACATATTTTTACAGGGCCTGGTACTTTTTGTGTATCAAGTTTAGGAAATGGTCCAACTAATCCAAACGGTGGACCAGATACAGTGGACTATTTTGTAGTAGCTGGTGGTGCCGGAGCAAATGGTGCTGGAGGTTTTAGATTATCTAATTGTGCAACAAGAAGTGGTTTACCAGCTCCTACTATGTCTCCTTTATCAACCCCAACAGGAATTACAGTCACAGCACAAGGTTATCCAATTTCAGTAGGTGGAGGAGGTAGTCCTGTTCCAGCTGGAGGTACGAAAGGTTCTAATTCAAGTGGTTTAGGAATAGCTTCTGCTGGTGGTGGATTATGGGTAAACGTTTGTTTTCCAGGCTCTCAAAATGGTGGATCAGGAGGAGGTGGTGGAGCTTATGTAAGTTGGGGCCCTCAAATAAGATCTGCAGGTTCAGGAAATTCTCCACCTGTTAGTCCTTCACAAGGAAATCCTGGTGCTAATGTTAGTGCTTTAGCAGGTACTGGAGGAGCTGATATTGTAGCTGGTGGAGGTGGTGGTGCTGGAGCAGCAGGTACAGGTCCAATTAGTGTTTCTACTGGTCCAGGAGCATTGAGTCCTAATGCTAATGGTGGAATAGGTTCTTATGTTTCAAATTCTTTTTTAGGCCCAACAGCACCTAGTTATGGAACTTCAGGTCCAGTTGGTAGTACACGATATTTTGCTGGAGGAGGTGCTGGGTTTTCACAAGTTGGAGCAAGTTTTGTTGAAGGTGGAGTTGGTGGCGCTGGAGGTGGTGGAAATGCTTGTACTTCTTCAGGAACTTCAGGAGCAACAAATACAGGAGGAGGTGGTGCTGTAGATTATGCAACAAATGGTACAGGTGGTGGTTCAGGAATTGTTATTATTAGATATAAATTTCAATAATAATGATATATTTACAAACAAATAAAATTAATATATAAGGAGAAATATTATGGCACATTTTGCAAAACTAGGAGCTAACGGAAAAGTTATTCAAGTATTAACTTTGAATAATGGTGATATGTTAAACGCTGATGGTGTTGAAGATGAATCAGTAGGTCAACAATATTTAGAAACACATAATAATTGGCCTGCACAAATGTGGATTCAAACTTCATATAATACAATAGGTAATACACATAAAAATGGCGGAACACCTTTAAGAGGTAATTACGCAGGTATAGGTTATACTTGGGACGAAGATGATCAAATCTTTTGGCCTAAAAAACCATATGCATCTTGGGTAAAACATAACGAATCAGCTTCTTGGAAATCACCAATTGGTGATGCTCCAGCATTAACAGCTGAACAGACTTCACAAAACGAAGCAAATACTCATTCTTGGTCTTACGTCTGGAATGAAGCTAATCAATCTTGGGACTTGACAGATTTAAAAGCATAAATTAAAAATGGTGGTGGTATGCAGAAGAAAGTCTTAACAGAACAAGCATTATATTTTGGTGATGTGGCAATGCCTAAAGATTGGGACATTGACCGAGATAAGTTATCAAGCGACATTTTACAATCAGTAATTCAAAATAAAGATTTTCCATTTTCAAAAACTTGGGATATGTTAAATACCTATATGCGAGATCACATTAATCTCGAATATAGTTTTAATTTAATTAACAAAAAAACTTGGGGTAACATTTATAAACCCGGCGAGACTACAATTCCGTTATTAAATATAGATCCAGTAGATCTACGGAACTCACCAGATTATACATTACTTTATGGTGTAAAAGTTAAGGACTGTATGGTTCGAATACATTATGAAGATAACAGACGTAAAGGAAGAAGTTGGGATATACCATTAGAGAATAATCAATTTATTATGTTTCCATCTACTAATATGTATTACCTAACTAACAATCAAAAAGATTCATTAAACTTTGTACAAACAATAACTTATGAATATATCTAATTACTATTGGTATTTTACTGGTGCACTAACCCCTAAATTTTGTGATGATGTAATAGCTTATGCAAATTTACAAGAAGAAGTTATGGCTAGAACTGGTGGTTATGGAGATAAAAAATTAAACAAAAACCAAGTTAAAAATATGCAAAGAAAAAGAAAGTCAGATTTAGTTTGGCTTAATGATACTTGGATATATAAAGAATTACATCCATATGTTCACGAAGCAAATGCAAGAGCTGGTTGGAATTTTGAGTGGGACCGAAGTGAATCTTGTCAATTTACAAAATACAAACACAACCAATATTATGATTGGCATTGTGATAGTTGGGATAAACCATATGAAAAAGAAGGACTAGAAAAAGGAAAAATTCGAAAACTATCTATGACTTGTCAATTAACAGATGGTTCAGAATACACAGGTGGTGAACTAGAATTTGATTTTAGAAACTATGATCCACATATGAGAGATGAAAGTCAACACTTGAGAAGAGCAAAAGAAATTTTACCTAAAGGAACTATTATTGTGTTTCCTTCTTTTGTATGGCATAGAGTTAAACCCGTGACATCAGGCACAAGATACAGTCTTGTTGTCTGGAATTTAGGAAATCCATTTAAATAATGTATATAAATAATTACTTTAACACGACCATTTGGTCAGAACAAAAACCAGAGTTTGTAAAATCTTTAACAAAAGCATCTAACAAATATATTAAAGATGCAAGAACAAGAGAAAAAAAATTTATAAAAGAACACGGAGACTTTGGAAGATCATATCACTCAACACCACTTACAGCTGATAATGACTTTCTAGATTTTAGAAATTACATTGGTCAAAAATCTTGGGAATATTTAGATCATCAAGGTTTTGATATGCAACAGTACACAACTATGTTTAGTGAGATGTGGGTACAAGAGTTTGCTAAAAAAGGTGGTGGTCATCATTCAGCACATATACATTGGAACCAACACGTATCAGGTTTTTATTTTTTAAAGTGTAGTGATAAAACATCTTACCCTGTATTTCACGAACCTCGAACAGGAGCACGTGCTACAAAATTAAAAATGAAACCAGACCAA